TATTAACAATTAACACAAATGCTAATACACCTAATATGCGATTTAAGTTTACCAATTGTCATCCTGTAGGAATAAGTGGTATCAATTTTGACACTAAGTTGACTGCTGATACTACTATTACTTGTACAATCAATTTTAGATACGACACATTTAGTATAGATAGGTTATAGAAATGTTAACTTTTAGACAGTTTATTGTTGAAAAATATGTACCACCTAACGAAGGAAGTTTATATCATTTTATCGATGATCAAGGAATACATTCAGCATTAAAGCATGATATTTTATCTCCTATTGATTATATGCATAAAAATTGGACACCATCAAATCCTTCTCCTATAATGAAATCTGAGGGTCATGTTTCTTTAACAAGAGATCCTTCATTAAATTTTGGTGGCAGACAAATTAGATTAAAATTGAATAGACAATCTCTAATGAGAGCCGGACATTCACCAACACATTACTATGATCCATTTATGCATGTGCCTGGTGATTGGAGCAGAGACACACCGGCGTCTGATCCAAATATTCCACATGAATTAAAACACATTGAGTCCGAAGAAAGAGTATCAGGACAAATACCAAATTTAAATAAACATATTGAAGAAATAGGAATAACTGAAAATAAATATGATGAACTTAAGAGAACAATTGAGTCTTCTAAAAAAAATCTCAACCATTTAGAATCAAAACAAAAAATGGCAAAAAAAGGTATGTTTTGGCATAATTCATCTAAAACATTCAAACCAATAGAAAATGAAAGACAAGCTAACGTCGCTAAAAGAGACTTAGAAGACAGCGGTAACATTTATCACGAAAATATTAAAAAAACTGAAACTATACTGAATCATCCAAAACTGAAAATCTATAAAAACTTCACTTGACAAGTAATAATAAATCGTCTATAATGTAACATTCATTCATTATAGAGGTTTATTCTATGAAACCACCAGTTACACTTGATATACTTACTGATATGTGGTCAAAAGATTCTCAGGTGGATCTCACAGAACCATCCAGAGAACTTGCTAAAATACCATCATTACATTCCAAATATCTTCAAATACTATCTCATCACAATCTTATCATCAAAAAACTAACTACTGATTACAATAAGCAAAAGTCAATACTATTTCAATATTTCTCAGGCGATCTTAACGACCCTGAAGAATTAGAGAAATATAACTTTACTGAACCAATGCGGAAGAAGATATTGAGACAAGATATTCCTATTCATCTGGATGGTGATCAACAACTTATTAATCTACTACTCAAAAAAGCAATACACCAAGAGATTGTAGATTCCTGTGAGAAGATACTTAAAGAGATATCAAATAGAACATATCAAATAAATAATATAATAAAGTGGGAAATCTTCACTTCCGGAGGCAGCTAATTTGAGTGATTTAATAATAAGAAATGTGAATGAAGTTTATGTAAAAATAGATTGTTCAGATTCCATAGCATATGAATTGAATGATATTTTTTCCTTTATGGTACCAGGAGCTCAATTTTCTCCACAGTTTCGTGCTAAATTATGGAATGGAAAGATATATCTATTCAATATTAGAACACGTCAAATCTATCGTGGACTTATACCACATATCATAGACTTCTGTAACAGTCGTGATTATACTTATGACTATGAAACATATGATACAGAGTTTTCCTTAGAAGAAGCTAAGCAATTTATCAAAACACTAAATCTACCGGTCAAAATTGAACCTCGTGATTATCAGATAGATGCTTTTGTTCATGCTATAAGAAACAATAGATCATTACTTTTATCCCCTACAGCATCAGGTAAAAGTCTTATAATCTATCTCATACTTAGGTATCTATATGAAAGACAAAATATTAGGAAATTTCTTATTATTGTTCCTACTGTGTCTTTGGTTAGCCAGCTCTTTTCTGATTTTTCTGATTATGGGTTTGATAGTGACACTCATATACATAGAATCTTTGGTGGTCAAGATAAAGAAACAGATAAACCCATCACAATCTCAACATGGCAGTCCTTACATAAATTACCTAAAAAGTACTTTGAACCGTTTGAAACTGTAGTTGGAGACGAAGCACATTTATTCAAGGCCAAATCACTAACTGATATAATGACCAATCTTGTGAATGCTAAATATCGTATTGGTACTACTGGTACACTTGATGGCACCAAAACAAACAAATTGGTACTTGAAGGTCTATTTGGTTCTGTTCATAAAGTAACAACCACAAAAGAACTAATGGATCAAAAGCATATTGCTGATTTCTCTATCAAATGTCTTCTTCTTAAGCATTCTGATAGTATTTGTCAAGCAGCTAAGAACTTTACTTATCAACAAGAGATTGAATACTTAATACTAAACGAAGCGAGAAATAAGTTTATTACTAATCTATCACTTTCTCTTAAAGGGAATACATTATTACTTTACCAATATGTTGACAAACACGGTAAAATACTGTATGATATGATTTCTAAGAAGCTTGACGAACAAAGAAAAGTTTTTTTCATTTATGGCAAAACTGATGCCGAAATAAGAGAAGAAACAAGAAGAATCGTAGAAAATGAATCAAACTCCATTATCGTTGCTTCTTATGGTACTTTTTCCACTGGTATTAATATTCGCAATTTACATAATATCATTTTTGCTTCACCTTCTAAATCTCGTGTAAGAAATTTACAGTCCATAGGAAGAGGACTCAGAAAGTCAGAAAATAAATTATCAGCAGTTCTTTTTGATATTGCTGATGATTTGTCATATAAAAAACATGCAAACTATACCCTTAATCATTTTAGTCAGAGACTCAAAATCTATTCAGAAGAAAAATTCAAATTTCAACTGTACAAAATACAACTGAAAGGATAATATATGCATCAACCAGTAGATGGAGATCCAAATCAGTCACCCATTCTCAAATTTATACGAATGAATACTGGTGAAGATATCATAGCAGAAATAACAAAACAAAATGATAGTGATGAAGAATTTTTTATACTTATCAATCCTATGAAAATTCTATATTCCATTAGTCAAACACATGGTGGTGTCTCTATTGCTCTTATGCAGTGGATCTTTCCTAGAATATGTGACAAACAAGAATTTCCTGTATATTCAAGTGATATTGTTACTATGTGTAATCCATCAGAACAAATGCAGACATATTATTGGAATATACTGAATAAATTGGATGGTATGGGAAATAGGAATTATATGGAAGATGAAGATGAGGATTATGAGGAAGATGATGTAGAGCCGACAGAAGAAGAATTGGAATATATAAACAAAATGATCAATGAGATAAAGACAGGTAAAAGAAAGTTACACTAATGAGTACCAAAAACATATATGTTGATACCAGTGATAAGAATGACTTTGGATTCACTTTTGCTAATGAGGAAGAGATTATGACTAGTAACACACAACATCTATCTTTGACGGAACAAGTGGAAGACCTAAGACAAAGGTTACATGCAGTCAATACTATCTTTATGCCTTTGTTGGAAAACCTATCTAAGGATTCAGATAAGCCTATGATCAAGTGGCCAAATAGAAAAGAAATATTGGATAAGCAGATCAGGAAGCTAAAGACACTAACCAATGTATAGTGGATAGGACCATATAAAACCATTCATTGAAACGGCTACATAGCCTTTATATCAAGTATCCTGTAGGTTGTCAAGAGGAAAATTGCATGAGAACAAAAAAAACTCCTATAAATTATGTGGATAACAAAAAGTTTTACAGTGAGATTATTGCCTATAGAGCCAAGGTATCAGAAGCACAAGAAAAAGGTCTTGACATCCCTAGAATACCAGAGTATATTGGAGAGTGCATATTCAAAATAGCGGAAAAGTTATCCACCAAACCTTGCTTTGTCAACTATTCTTTCCGTGATGAGATGATAGCCGATGGATATGAAAATTGTATTTTATACTTCAAAGATTATAACCCAGAAATAACACAGAATCCATTTGCTTACTTCACTCAAGTTATCTACTATGCCTTCCTTAGAAGGATATACAAAGAAGAAAAAAATAGATATATCATATATAAGAATTTCCAAGAGACTATTACTATAGATCAAATGGAACACCATATGTTTGATGAGAACGATAAACCTATAGCAACAAAGAGTATGTATGATAACATCAATCAGTTTATGAACAAGTTTGAAAAGAAAGAAGATGAAAAGAAGCAAAAACGAAAACAAGCAAAAGAAGGTTTAGACAAGTTCTATAAGGAATAGTAAAATGAAAGATAATCATAACGTGCCATTTCAAGTTCAAACTCTTATCGATAGCATGTTGAATTCTAAAGATAATGTGCATCTAAGAGGCAATTATAGGTTCAGATTGGATAGTATCCGAGCAGCCATTGAATCTGCTATCAAAAAATATGATAATGAAGCA